CATCATGGCCAGGATCCGGGGCTTCTTGCCGAACGTGACGATGATCAGGAATCCTCCGGGAGACTTCGTGAACGCGAGATAGGTGTTGAGCTGGCTCGGGATCTTGGCAATCCAGAACGCCGGGTGCCGCTTGATGTCCTCGATGGTCTTGGTCGAATTCCAGTAATTGGGATTCACGGTTTTGACTTCGGCCGGCGCCTCTCTGAGATGGCTGAAGGGTTCGGGAAGTTTCCGGTTGAGCGGGGACATGCCGTCGATCTTTCCGGATATCCACAGGTCGTGGAATTCTTCCATGCCCGGGTCGTCCGTCTTGAATTTTCTCTGCGACTGCGTGAGCTCGTAGCCGATGTCGATGAACCATTTCTTGACTTCACTTTCAATCCTGATCCCCTCGTCCACTCTCCAACGCCCGTCAAGACCTATCGGCTGCCTCTTCTTCCAGTCGACTCGGAGATGGACCAGGTTCTTCAGGCAGGGATGGTGGGCCTCCGAGGCCCAGTTGTACCGGGAATGGTCGGAGGGATCCCATGCGGGCCTCTCGGCGTCGAGCTTGGCGTTCATCTCGGCCGTGATCTCATTCAATCCCGCGTAAAGAATTTCTTCGGAAGTCGCCGTCTCGTTCATTTCTCGCCTTCCTCTTCCGGTTCCGGTTCAGACTGGAATTCGGAATCCTCCGAAGGCTCTTCCATCTCCGCGGGAGACTCTTTTTCCTCCGGCTTCTCTTCCTCCGGTTTCTCCTTCTTCGGGACCTCTTCTTTGTCGGATCCGGCGACGTCCTCAATGGCTCCGCGTTCCTCTTCGACCGGAACCTCCTCGATGACCTCGGCCCGGACATCGACCGTTTCTCCCCCCCTCTCCAGCTGCGCCATGATTTCCTTTATGTTGGGCGCCTGGAGCTCGTGGCGGAATCCGTAGACGGGGACGTAAGCGACGACCAGGCCGTTCTTCTTCTTGTCCTCGACCCTGGAGACCGAGATGGCCGGATGGTCCCTCAGGATGTTCCTCTCCACGATGGTCTGGGCGATGCGGTCCCCGAACCTCTGCCGCTGGATGTGCTCCTTGACGCAGTCGAGAATGGCGGGATCGGATTCATTGACCCAGATGCCGAGCGGATGCTCGACCTTGAAGAAGGTCCATTCCCCCTCTTCTTTTGGTTCCTTTTCTTCCGTGCCCAGTTTGGCACAGTTCGGATGGAGAAGCGTGTCGGTCGCTCTGCCGTCCTTCCATTCCACCGCCGTCATCTTGGCCTGGATGCTTTGCAGAAAATAGGTCTTGATGTTGTAGCAGAGGGTCTTGTCGATTACGACGACGTTCCCGATCAGGCTGTATCCGATCCCGACCTTCCGGATCCAGACGACCTCATTCAGCCGAGTCTCCTTGTTTCGCTCGATATAGGGGTTCGGCTGCTCCCTTCCGTCCACGATGACCTTCTCCGGAGTCGCGAGGCTGACAGAGGCCACCTTGTTCAGCAGCCGGTATCCGCCGATCGCGATGGAATAAGAGCCTTTGATCTTGTAGAGATGGCCCAGCTTTGCGAAAAGGGTGAAGAAGCCCCTCATCGGTCTGAGGATCTGGTTGTTTTGGACCTTCACATAGAGTTCGCAGAAATCGGTCGTCAAAACGACCTTCTTCTCTTCGGCCTTTTTGAGCGTTCCGGCCGGAGAATCCTTACGGTTTTTCTTGTCTTCCATGCTTGCCTCCTTTCAATTTCTCGCGGATCTCCGCGGGAGTGAGATTGAATTTGATGGGTTTCCTGGAGTTCTCGATGAGCTCTTCCCTCCCGCGTTCCTCCTCGATGCGGATGTTCTCGTCCCTCAGCTTCCGAGTGAGTTCCTTCTTCTGCTCGGGAGTAAAATTGATTTTCATTCCCGGCTTGCCGTCCCGGTGGAAGTAGGCGATTGGTTCCTTCATCGATCCGCGCCCCCTGCGGACCTTGACTCCACTTTGAAATTCCTGTAGGCTGTCATTGACCGTTTGTTTGTTCGCACAGACAGTGGTTGGCCCGTCTTCTTCGGGAGCCGGGCTTTTTTCTTGTTTCATCTTTCACCTCTCTTTTTAAATTTATTCTGATAAAAATCATTCAGAATCGTCCCTTTGTTGAAAAAATAGAGCAGGGGAGGGGTTTGCTTAGGAAAGGATATTCGGGGTGGACTGGTGAACAAAAAGGTAAACGCTGTGTCGCATAAGGGTTATTATGTTCCCGTATCATCACTTTTTATTACCTTTTCCTAACTCTTCCCTGACAATTCTCCGGACCAGCTCCTCGAACTTGATGGTGTAATTTTCTACCACCGTATCCGCCGGCAACAGTTCAGCGATATTGACTTCGAGCAGTTTGCAGGCTTTTATCAGATCGATGACTTTAAGGTCCCTCTTGTCATATTTGATTCTGGTCAGCCATTGATGTCCTTTCCCCATTTGTTTGCTGAAATCAGTCTGCGTGATCCCTTTCAGTTTTAATTGCGCGTTTATTCTTTTCAGAATATCATCGAGCGTTTTTTCCATCTTTAATTAACCCCATTCCTTTTTTTATTTTGTACCTGGTTCTCTCGTTTGGATGACTTTTTCCGTTCAGGAATCTGCTCAAGGCTGCGGTTGACAGGCCGAAATAGAAGGACGCTTTTACCAGTCCCATGTCTTTTTCGTTGAGGAATTTTCTGAGTTGAGTTGCCAGTTCATCCATTGGAGTACCCTAAAGATAAACATGCCTGATCTAAAAGTCAAGTAAAAAGGATAAAAAAAGTAAAAATAATTCTTTACTTTCCTCCCCGGAATCCTTATCTTTAGGTTGGATCGCAATAAAAGAGAAATATCTCTCTTTAGAGATAAAACATTCAATTAGGAGGCTTAAAATGAGAGCCAAGATTTTGGTTCTGGGTTTAATCTTCTTGGTCCTGATCGCCTGCAAGAAAGGCATAAAGACTCCCTACTCGCCTGACCGTTGCCCCCCAATGGTGGTGACAAGCAATCTTGTCCGAAACCATCCGATGGATATCGCCACAATCCTCGAAGTGCCGATTTTCACCCATTATCCATCTCCCACCGACGCTGGCCATTCAGAAGCAACTTTTTTCATTGTCGTTACTGAAACCTGCGGGGACGGGGGATGCATTGAAGGCAAAATCTTAATGTGGAATACCGAGAAGCCGCTTCCGAGCGACTGGGGCGTACTCCATTTGCCTTTGGAACCTATCGAGGATTTTGGCACTGTGACATATACCTGCGAGATAAATAATCCAGGCAAGCCGAACATCATGCAACTCTGTATTGATGGAGTCGATTGGAGTGGCCGAAGAATTGAAGAGAAGGTTTACGTCCCCTTTGAGTATGACGAATAGGACATGTGGTCTGAGGTCAGTTTATGTCTTTAATCCATAATGTGCATTGATCGCTGGAAGGACAACAGCTTCAATCCAATTCTTCAAAGCTGTCTTCAGCTTAGGATCACCCATGTTTTCCCTGCCGTAAGGATAGTCTTCGGGGAATCCGATGCTTAGAACAATCGGCTGAGAACCCGGCACATTCAGATTCCTCTCGAACAATACCCTGGCCTTGATCTCGTCTCCAGCCTTGTAAAAACTGACTTCCTTGATGTCGTCGAATGTGAATTTTTCCATTTACGCCTCTCAATTTTGTCCGGATTCGTTTCTTATGTTCTCCTGAATATCAAAGAACCTTTCCTTTGAAAATTTTATGAGGCATGTCATGGGGATCTCCAGCCTCGTTTTGTTGGCGAGCAGCAAGACCCTCATGGGCAAACTCTTCCCCTTGACATCCTCCATGATGGTGTCTCCCTCGACATTTTTGACTTTGTGCCAGATTAAGCCATGCGGTTTTTTGTACCAGACCGAATAATTCATAATTTTTATCTCCTTAAATTAAAGCACTTGCATGATATAGAAACAACCCAGAAACTTTGGCCGGTTCTCCGTGTTGGATGCTCCCCCCGATGTGACCGCATTGTTCCCTACATTGTGATTGTTCGTCAGCGCCACGCTGGTCGTCCTCGTGCAGGCTCCCGTGCCTCCGTAGCCTGAGTTGACCGCATTGTTTTGCACCGAATGAGCCGACAATCCCACGCTGGTCGTCCTCGTGCAGGCACCTGTCCCGGCATAAGAAGTATAAAACAGGCCTTGGTCGAACATATGGCTATGCTCTACGGTAACATCAGGAGCGTAGTTCCCTGACGGGCAATCGCCATATTCACTACCAGTGGCTTTCGCACCCGGGTCTGCATAGTGCCTGTGGCTCGGTCCGGTAAAGGCTGGCTGTGTTAT